AGATTATGAAAGAGATGATACAATTAATAGGAAGGTATTTGTGAAAAAAGAAACTAAACGTATTCATAAAGAAACAGCAACTCAAATCGCAACTGGGTTAGCAATCAATTACCCTCTAAACCTTTTTCTGTTATACATTTATATAGAACGGTTTGGTATAACTGACCCTGTCATACTGGGCACTATGGTCACCTTAGTAATGACTGTTGTGGCATATACACGTATATTCTTATTACGATCTTATTTCTCTAAAAAGTACAAATAAAAAAGGGACCCGAAGGTCCCTCCCAAACTATTTGTTTGTCATACTACAATCTCACATTAATTCCTACTACATAAGAAGTACCAAAATGGTCAAACTGCGATAGCTGACCTTCGTTACCCCAATAGTAGTATTCCTCTCTGTCATTTAAATTGACTGCTTCAAATCTTAAAGTAACATTATCAGTTAACTTTGCTTTTGCTGTCAGATCCCACTGGAGATGTGGAGCAACAAACCGCATGTTGTTATCCGATACCTCAGTGATGTCACCGTCTTCATCAGCAAGCCAATCTAAATACTTGCCTCGGTAACTCCCGGCTAAACGAATATCATATACACCATTGTCAAATCCTAAACTAATGTTTGCTGCTTTGTCAGCAAGTTTACGGAATGGAGTTGTAAATGAATCGCCATCTTCATAAAAGAATTTTGATTCTGAGTCTGTCCATGTTGCATTAGTGGCAACATACAACCCGTTCTCAAGCCCATATTGGAAGTTAACCTCAATACCATCAACAGTTGAGTCAGGACTGTTTATCCATGTCTCTACACCATCGTTAAAATCAATACCATTAAATGTACCTACTCTTTGGAAAGTAGGATAGATTGCGTCCTGAATATCCTTATGGAAATATCCAATTGAAGCAAATGTCATTCCTTCTCCATAGTACTCGATTGATACGTCAAAGTTATTTGCGACGTAAGGATTCAAGTTAGGATTACCAACCGCACCAGAAATATCGCCTGAAGAATCAATGTCAACCTCAGTCTTAGGAGCGGTTTGCTTAAAGCCTGGTCGGGACAAACCACGCCATAACGCACCACGAACTGCTACATTGTCTGTTAGGTAATACTTAATAGTTAGGTTAGGAGCAAAGAAAGAATAATCATTTTCTGCTGTTACGATTTCACCATCTTGGTCATATGCCCAGGAATCAACTTCTGTACTTTCATAACGAACACCATATATAATGGATCCATTATCAAAGTCTTTAGTATTCTGAACATACAGGGCAGTGATTGTTTCGTCGGTGGTAAAATCACGACTTAATGAATCACTCCAATCTACTTCCATTTGGTCAATCTGTCTTCTTAGGTCGTATGCCATATCACCTGAAAGGTGTGGACCAATTACCTGAGAATTCCACTCCCAATCTGGAGTAATGTAATCATAATCAGCAAGGGTAGCTCCATCTAAAGTATATCCGATAATATAATCATCAACTTCTTTAGTTCGGTCACGATACTTAACGCCTGTTTTGATGATACCATATTCAGTATCAAACTCGACATTTAAAGAAGCGGCAATTTCATTATCTTTGGAAATGTTTTCCCACATCTCAAACGCGTCAAACTCCAAGTTAGCAGGATCTCGCAAACCTGTGTCATAAGGAGTTACTGTTGGTAAACGTGGATTCGTCCAATCAATTGCACCACCAAATTCTTTATCGTAATTTCGGAAGTTAACTTCTGCATTATCAGAATCGTCTTCTTCAGCAAATGAATATGAAACTTGACCATCGAGTACATAACCTTCGGTCATTGTTTCAAATCCTAAATTAACAGCACCAAGAGATCTTGTTTCAAATCTCCTTCTGCTTTCTGAGTCATGACGGAGTCTTGATGTTTCCATACCGGTAGTACCTAAAGGACCTATCGGCTTTAATTTTCCATATTCGTTTTTATATCTTGTTTCTGATTCGTCGTATTTGTTATATAGTACATTTGCGAAGTAAATTGTGTTTTCAGCTGTATGAGAAATGTCGTAGCTTAAACCGTATCTTTCACGTTCAACATCATACCATCTCATTTCGTAATCATCATTCATCAGGCCGTCTTCCCAGCCGAATCCTGTTTCATTGTTATGAGAAAGTATTTGTCTGCTTGAATATGTTAATCCAATAATGTGCGCTGTATTGTCTGTTATAAAATCGCCGTATAGAATTGAACCATTAGGCATAAGGTCTTGACCTTTATTACCACCTTTTGCTTTCAGTTTTACAGTAAGTAAACGATCTTTTAAATCAGTTGGCTTTTTCGTATTAAATTCAACACGACCACCAATACTGTCTGCATCCTGTTCAGGAGTAAGTGTTTTAGATACCTCAATGTTATCCAACAATTCTGTTGGGATACCATCCATAATAACTGACCTTCCATTTTCAGGAGCAACCAAAGAAACACCGTTGACACCAACACTGTTTAAATCGGAGGATAAACCACGAATAGTGATATACCTTCCTTCTCCTTGGTCATTCTCCACTGAAATACCAGAAACTCTACGAACTGCGTCTGCAGCAGTAGAATCGGCAAAAGCACCTAATGCGTCAGAATCAATTACTGAGATAATTCTATCTGACATTTCTTGTTTGTCAATTGCTGACATTAATGTTGAACGAGATCCAACAACTACGACTTCTTCGACATCGTAGGCTGGTTGAAAATCTCTATATGCGTCAAAAGTTTTAACAACATTCTCAATAGAATCATTAACGACAAATACACGTACCATTTCAATATCAAGTTCTGTTAAAGCATCATAACGGTGATGACCGTCAATAAGGTAAAAGTCTTTATCAACAACTAAAGGTCTGTAAGAATCTTCAGCTGCTTTAATAAGTCTTTTTTCATGTTTCTTTAAATTAGGAACTCTTTGAGTTTGAACGGGAATGATTTTGTCTCGAGGGATTAACGTTGCGTTATAATCCACAAAATGTTGTTCTAGTATATCTTGACTAAGTTGAGGAAGTTGATTTCTGTCGTATTCTTTCGCCTGAGCTGCGAATGATAATGACAACAACAGAAGTGCCATTGTATAAAAGGATTTCATATTACCTCCTTTGTTGTAGTATGATAAAGTAAAAAGGCAGATACATTTCTGCATCTACCGTAACTATATATTACTATTGAATAGGAAGTTCTGTTAAATCTGGATTAATTTTATGTTAAGATTGTGTTACACTTTTCTTAAGACAAAAAAGAAGGAACCCGGAGGTTCCTTCTAAAGTGGTTAGTTGACCTAACTCTTCTTATTATTAAAATAAGATTAGAATAAGTTACTGATTGTAACCTTTCTGTAGTACAAGTTAGCGTCAGAGGTAAGTGCACCCAAACCTTGAGAAGATACAGCACCTTGCGCGAATGGGTTTGCGACCATTCCGTAACGTGTCTTGAATCCAATCTTAGGTTGGAAGCTGTTCTCACCAACCGCACGAACCATTTGTAATGGTACGTATGGGCAGTAGAATAAACCTGCATCAAATGCAGATGAACCCTTATAACCAACTACCATGTAGTTAGCGCCTGCGAATGGGTCAACATATACTCTGAAGCGACCGTTAAGAACACCAGCAAAAGTATTGCCTGTGTCATCAACTTCTAACGAGTTAGAGTTAAGAGCAGGTGTGTAATCCAATACACCAGCCATTTGTAAAGCAGAGGCTACGTCAGAAGAACAAATAACAACGTTACCTTTTCCTCTTCTTGTTCCTTTAGCAATTGCGTTAGCTTCTTGCTCGATTTGGAACATTAAACCTTTGAACTTCTCTACAGACCATCTACCGTTTGCGTCAACGTCAAGGTCAAAAGTACCTGGAGTTGCTGCACCAGCAGCACCGACAACAGCTGTATCATAAATTGTTCTAACAACTTCACGGTTGATTTCTGTTAAGATTTCAGTTTGAAGAATGTTAGCCAATTCAGTTTCTGCGTCAAGGCCGTGAACGGCTTTCAGATCCTGAGCAAGCTCAGTTGTGTATTCTGCTTTTAGGGCACGAGTCTTAGCAGCAACAGTTACTTTCTCGATAGAGAATGCCATTTCTGCGTAGTTAGTACCACCACCATCGCCGAGGGCTTCAGCAGCTGCAGTAGTCATACCAGTACCAGTAGTTACAGAACCACCAGGTAAAGTATTTGCGTGAGTACCTGCACCACCGAAGTCTGTATCAGCTTCGTTGTACATTGCTTCTGCGCCACCTTGTGAACCATATCTTGCACGCATTGCGAAGATTAGTCCTGTAGGACCAGTCATAGGCTGAACACCACAGATGTCGTATGCGATTAAGTTAGGTACAGCACGTCTTACCAATGAGATAAGAATTGGGTCATAACCTGCACCAGGACCGCCAGCTGCAGAACCACCAGTAAATCCGCCAGTTGTACCGACGTCGTTAGTAGGTGCCTCAGAAAGCAAGCTTGTCATGTTAGCAGACAAATCGCCAGTTTCGGCTAATGCTTTTTCAGTGTTTTCCAAGATAGTTGCTGTAACAGCTCTTCTATGTTGGTCACTGATAGGTGAAAAAGATTCGTGCGCTAGAATTGGCTCCCACTTTTCCACTAGTCTTGAGTAATTATCCATTTTGGATCTCCTTTAATTAGAAATTTAATTTAAAAACCAAATTCAAATTATTCTTTACTTCTTAGTGTTGAAAGCTTCAACTAGAGCATTAATAGAGGAGTAATCAGAAGCTGGTTTAGTTACTTCCTGTTCCTCTAGAATAATTTCGTCATCCTCAGCTTGAACGTCACGTGATTCCACAATCGGCTTATCACTGAAGAACGACTCCTTAATTACTTGAAGATTTTCAGCGTATGCTTCGAGATCTTCAATATCAAGCTTTTCTGATAAAACCTTCAAACGCTCTACCTGATTTTCAGATAGACCTTCTGAGATTTCGTCAAACTTTTGTTCTGCTTTGAAAGAAGCGATTTCACGCTGAAGCTCGATGTTCTCATTAACGAGATCATTTGCTTTACCTTCCAAATCAGATACTGTTGTTTCTAGGTTAGCTACAACGTCAACTGATTCTTCATCAACTGATACATTGTGCTCTACGAATAAGTTCTTGAGACCTGACATTAATGATTCTGCCATTTCAACCTTAATTCCAGATTCAATAGCAATCTCATTCTCAGACATCCATTCAGAAACAACGTAGTCTAAATACTTATCAACATTTTCAGTAATAGTTTCTAATTTCTCAGTAACTGCTTCTTCCAATGCTTCGTCTAAAGACTTAGTTAATTCTTCGCGAATAACTTCAGTTCTCTTATTTACTTCTTCGTTTAATGCGGCTTCAAATACAAGACTAATCTTGCCTTTGAACTCTTCCGATAAATCTTCGCCTTCGATGATTGACTCAATTGAAGATTCAACAACTACTTCTTCTACTGTTTCAACTTCAGCTTCAACTTCAGCTTCTTCAGCAGTAGGAACAGGCTTGCCTGCATCTTTCTGGTCAGGTGTTACTTTCTTACCATCAGCAGCGCCCTTAGGCTCGTCAGTAGTAGTCTTCTTCAGCTTGTCCTTTTTACCTTCACCACCCTCAGGTGCTACAGGCTCAGGTACTTCTGAGACTCCATCATCGGCAACGAATTTTTCTTCTAAATCTGCCATTATTTTTCTCCTTTAAATTTGTTATAACTTACAAATATTTAATTATAATAAACTTGACTGTTTTTATTTATATAATTTATTTTCTCAAAGAACGGATAAATGATTCAAACATTCTTGTTGCCGTTGCTTCGTCAATAGTCCTTACTACTCTATTTACTTTTTTCTCCACTTCTTCTTGGATATTTTCGATAACCTCTTGAGCTCTCCAATTCCCAGAAGCAATGTCGTAGTAATATTCTACATTCTCCATGATACCATTTACGAATGCATTTGGTGCTGAAGGGTCAGTAACAATATCAACAGTAGAAAGGTGGAAATCCTTTTGTACTTCCATTACTCCATCTCTACCTGCCTTGACCGAACCAAGACCTCGAGTCGAAACTCCAATCTTTACTCCTTCGTCTAATAGGCTCTTAACAATTTCTCCCATAGGAGTAGAAAGGATTTTTGCCTTTCCATAGAAATCGTTACCTTCACGTCTCATATCAGTAATCAAATGTGAAACGCGATCCCCGTTGATTTGTGGACCATCAGGGTGTCCTAGTTCTCCAAGAGCTCTTTTAGTATCAATAAATTCTTTTTGATAGCGATTCATCTCGCTTTCTAAAGTAGCACTTGGATAAATTCTTCCGTTGCGATTTTTTAAATCGCCTTGCATAAAGATTCCTTCAATAAAGTAATTCTTCTTGCCGTCTTCTTTGGCTTCTGTAATTACTTCAACGGAATCATCTCTGTATTCTGAAATTAAATTCATTATAGGTTCTCCTTCGCAAATGAAAGGATTTCGTTATAACCTGCTTCATCAGCAATTAATACGTTATACATTTCCTTTGTGTTTGTTTCATTAAGCTCGTCAAACATCTTATTCAATACATCGGCATCTTCTTCTGAAATTTCAATTACTTCGTTATTTTGTAATTCAAACTTACCTGCCTCAATACCTTCATAAGCTGCTGTATACATTCTTGCTGCTGATAAAGGTTTACCATTAACCATCTGATCTCCCTTTGCATAAGCATAAAGAGATTTAACGTTTGAGAATACTTCTGCTAATTTGTTTTGCCACCATTCTTCAGGATCTTGTCCTTCTTCTTTAAGGTATTCACTAATTTCTTCTGAAGCATAACAAATAAAATGTAGCTGCTTCATCATCATAGGAATTTCTTGTTGGGGACTTTCAAGCAATTCTTCCTCTGTTGATACTTTTGCTAACATTTCTTTGAATGTCATAGATAGTGTTTTACCATTTGAATCTTTAATGGTAACAGATGTAGGACCTGCTTTAGGCTTGTCCTCACCTTTTAAAACTTTTTTCTTTTGTACTTCAGGTTCGATAGTTTTACCGGAATCAGTCTCAGGAGCATCTTCTTCCTTTTTCTTTTCAGGCTTTTTCTCTGCATTTAATTTGCTACCTGAACAACCACCTTCCTTAATACCTTCAATCTTATTACCGCAGCAAGAACAATCTTTACCGATTTCTTCAACCTTATGTTCTCCACCACAATGTTCACAAGATTCGTTACAACCGCAAGAAGCCTTTAATTCTTCTTCCATTGATTCGTCGCCGTCATCTTTCTTTTCTGTCTTCTTATTAACACCTAAGATTTCAGTAATTGATTTCTTGAAGACATTTGTATCTTCTTTGGCAACTTGTTTTCCTGCACCTGCACGTTGTGGCAATGTTTGAGCTACCTTAGTTTTATATGCTAAGTCGTAACTTGAATCGCCTTCTTGGTCGGCAGGCCTTTTGGCATCTCCCTTCCCAGGTATCTCACCGGTGAAAATGTGGTCAGGAGCAACAGGATGTTTGATTAACTCAATCGTATGTTGGTCCTTAAAGCGTCTTTCCTCAGGTGCCTTTGGTTGGGCGACTTCTGAAACGAGATCTTTAAAATTTTTCATGTTTAGTCCCTAATTTAATTTACTCTATACTTTTATTTATATTTTAAAAAGGATCGTCCTCTTGATGTCCTCCAGCATCCTTTTCTTGCTGAATTTCATCTTCCATCTTCTGCGCATCCTCTTCAGTCATTTGGAGGATGTTTGTTGTTATCCACTGATGAGAGAAATACTTTCCTGTATAATCTGATATATCTCTTAAAGTATTCAATCTTTCTCTCAATATTTCAGCTTCTTTCAATTCCTCAAAGTAATTATCCTTAACGAAGTCATAACGAATATCATTTCTAATTTCGTTAAACTCTTCAGGTGTTAAGATACCTTTGAGTACCAATTGCTTCTCTAATACCATATTGAATATCCATGAGAAGCGAGTACGAATTCTTCTTATAAATTTGCCAAACTTTAGTTCATCACGAGTAATTTCAGATGTTCTACCAAAGGTTGCCATGGCTTCTGGCTCTAAACGAGTTAAGGGTACCTTCAACGCCTTATATAATTTACGTTGAAAATACTCCATGTTTTCGTTACCACTCAATCCTGGTGCATTACCTCCTGCGAGGGTATCAACTTCAGTTGACCTTTCTCCACCACGACGAGGGAACCAAAAGTCCTCAGTCATTGTTAGCATCTTACGAGAATCAGTAATTTGTCCTGATTCCGAATTATACTGTAACTTGTTTTTATGGCGAGCCATCATATCTCTAAGATATTGCTCTGCCTTGTTCTTAGGCAAGTTACCTACATCAATATAAAAAATTCTTCTTTCCGGTGCTCTTGTTAACGTATAGATTACAACAGCATCTTCCAACATTCTAAGCTGATTTAAAGCTTTTCCTGCTGGATGTAAATGAGATAATACTAAACTATTATTCTCATTCATTAAGCCCGATGTTACTCGAGCTATACTATCCTTAGCAATCTTGATTCCTGAAGTACTACTTGCTGGAGTACTTGCTCCGCCTGTACTCGTATTCTGGAATCCAGTCTCGGAATACATGTAATACTCGTTCTTAACTTTCTTAACAGGTATACCTGAGTGCTTATCCTTTTGTTTTTTATCG